TATGGGATCGTGCAAGAACACGTTAGAAGCAACGGTAAGCCTCGCATGTCGGAGATTGAAAGATCAAAACCCGCGCAACGTTTGCTACGTTTAGCGGAGCAAGGATTTAGTCTGGCGGAAGCCTCACGCATCACAAGTATATCTGTGGAAGAGGTTATAGCTAAGTCAAATCGGTATCAGATAAAATTTAAGGGGAGTAATCAAGGGTATGGATAAAGTTAAAAACATTATTAATTCCATTGCCATAGTAAAACACAACGGGGAGTGGAAGGCACAGATAGACTACCCACAAGGACCGTTTGAAATTAGTGCTGACGACTGCACACTTCTTATAGAAGCTCTAGGACAAGCCAGCGCAGAAGCAGAGCACTTGAGTAAGCAAGACAAGAAAAAATAATGGAGAACCACAATGACCAAGAAGAAACAAAGCAAGACTGAGAAGATCGCAAAACTGTTATTGACCACTCAAAAAACTAACAAGGAAATAGCCAACAAGCTTGGGTGTTCCCCTGCACACGTGTGGAAGGTACGCAAAGAGTTTAACGCGGGGCAGACTGAACCTGAGTACCCCCCACGTGACGACGAGTATGCTGACGTGTGGACACGTTCTGACGTCTTGGCTGAAGCTGACAAGTACGTAAGCGTAGATCGCGCAGCCACACATGGTGATATGGAAGACAACTTTAGAGAGATAGCGGAGTTGTGGACACAGTACACCGAAAGCACCATCAGCCCCTTAGATGTTTCAGTTATGATGGCCCTGCTGAAGATTGCGCGTCTCAAATCTAACCCCGATAATATAGATAACTGGGTAGACGCATGCGGGTATCTGGCATGTGGTGGGGAGTTAATCGCAAAGGTCCGTAAGTAGTGGACCTTATAACTTTAGACTTTGAAACATTTTACGACCAAGAGTTTTCTTTGCGTAAGATGACCACAGAAGCCTACGTCCGTGACCCTCGTTTTGAGGTGATCGGCGTAGGCATCAAACTCAACAACGAAGACACGGAGTGGGCTAGTGGAACGCACAAACAGATTAAGAGATACCTATCCCAGAACTTCGCTTGGCAAGAGGCTAGTCTTCTTTGCCATAACACTATGTTTGATGGTGCCATTCTTAATTGGTGTTTTGATATTCGTCCTCGCATGTATACCGATACTCTGTGTATTGCCCGTGCCTTACATGGGACTGAAGCTAGCGCAAGTCTCGCTATGTTATCTCAGAGGTACAATATTGGTGTTAAAGGGACAGAAGTTCTCGACGCAAAAGGTAAACGTCGCGCAGATTTTTCAGAGGAAGAATTAAGCGCGTACGGTGACTACTGCATAAATGACGTAGAGTTAACGCACCAACTGTTTAACATTATGGCAAGCGGCGTAATGACAGGGTGCAGGTTTCCCCCCGAAGAATTAAAGCTGATCGACCTGACCTTGCGTATGTATACCGAACCTACGTTGGGGTTAGACGTTAAGCTACTGCGTTCGCACCTAGGAGATGTCAAGGCGCGTAAGGTCGAGTTGCTGAGAGAAGCAAACATAGATAAAAAAGAATTAATGAGTAATCCTAAGTTTGCCGAAGTGTTAAAGGGACTAGGTGTTGTGCCGCCTATGAAGATTAGCCCCACCACTGGTAAAGAGACTTTTGCGTTTGCCAAGAACGACGATGGGTTTAAGAAGTTACTAGATGACCCTGACGCACGTGTTCAGGCTTTGGCTGCGGCACGTATAGGCACGAAGTCTACTCTTGAAGAAACTCGCACACAAAGATTTATAGACATTGCTGCTCGCGGCAATCTTCCCGTACCTGTAAGATATTATGCAGCGCATACAGGTAGGTGGGGTGGTGACGATAAGATTAACCTGCAAAACCTGCCGAGCCGTGGAGCCAACGGTAAGAAGTTAAAGCGGAGCATTGTCGCACCCGAAGGCCACACAATGATTGACTGTGATAGTTCACAGATTGAGGCACGTGTGCTTGCATGGCTGGCAGGGCAAGACGATCTTACCACTGCGTTCGCCAACGGAGACGATGTTTATAAGCACATGGCGTCTAGCATATACAACGTGCCAGCAGACGAGGTGAAAGGTTCGCAGCGGTTTGTTGGTAAGACTACAATTTTAGGTGCTGGCTACGGCATGGGTGCAGTCAAGTTTCAGACACAACTGGCTGGCATGGGCGTCGATATGGGCTTGAATGAAGCGCGGCGTATTATACAAATCTACCGAAAAAAGAACGGTGCCATAAGCCAACTGTGGACGGATGCAAATAACATGATTCACTACATGGCCCGAGGTGACACGTTACAGTTTGGTAAAGAAGGTGTACTCGTGGTCGATGGCGTAGCTAAGTCCATCACACTGCCATCTGGACTGCCGATGTTCTACACCGATGTAAGCGCATACGACACCGAGAACGGTACAGAATATATGTACAAGACCCGTAAAGGTCTTAACAAAATATATGGTGGCAAGGTAGTCGAGAATGTGTGTCAAGCTGTTGCACGTTGTATCATAGGCCACCAAATGATACTTATTGCCAAGAGATACAAAGTTGTGCTAACAGTACATGACAGCATTGTTGTAGCTGTGCCAGACGCAGATGTTGCTGAAGCGCGGGTATATGTAGAACATTGCATGAGCCAGAAACCTGATTGGGCCGAAGGCTTACCTATCACCTGTGAAAGTGGCACAGGCAAATCATACGGGGAGTGTGAATAATGACGTTAGAAATTACATGCACGGAAACAGAATTTTACGAGATGATGCGCGAGAGTGCTTTAGGACGCGATTGGGTAACGTGGCATAACAGGAACCCACAATTTTTTACCTTGTTTGAGCGTTTTACTAACGAAGCTATAAGCAAAGGTCACAACAACTTGAGTGGTTGGCTTATAGCTAATAGGGTACGTTGGGAAACTAACATTGTTACCCGTGGAAATGAGTACAAAATAAAAAACGATTTCATCGCGCTGTTTGCACGACTGTTCATGGTTCGACACCAACAGTATATAGGGTTTTTTAGGACCAAACGTATGAAACGTCTTAAAAGGGACGTGTTTAAGCCAAAGGCTCCAATAGATGATTAAAGTTGCGCCGTGGTCGTTCAGCAGGATCAAAGCCTTTGAGCAATGTCCTAAACAGTTTTACCATGAGAAGATACTCAAAGAACATCCTTTCAAGGAGACTGAGGCCACGTTGTACGGCACGGCGTTTCATAACATGGCCGAGGACTTTGTAGGTAAGGACGTACCTGTACCTAAACAATTTACGTTCGCACGTGCCGCACTCACGTCTTTAAAAAATAGACAGGGGCAGAAACTGTGCGAAAAAAAGTTGGGAGTTACCGAAAACCTAGAACCCTGCGGGTTTTACGCCCCTGAAGTCTGGTTCCGTGGCATAGCTGACCTTATCATCTTAGATGGTGATCTTGCATGGGTGATTGACTACAAGACGGGTAAGTCTGCAAAGTACGCTGATAAAGGACAACTAGAACTTATGGCTTTGTCCGTGTTCGCGCACTACCCCGAAGTAAAAAAGATAAGGGCGGGGCTGTTGTTTGTCATAACTAAAGACTTGGTAAAAGATACCTACATGGAGTATGATAGCGAACAGCTTTGGCGCAAGTGGTTGGGTAAATATAACCACATGAAGACCGCCGCTGATAACGATGTGTGGAACGCACGTCCTAGCGGGTTATGCAGACGCCACTGTCCTGTAGTTGAATGTGTCCACAACGGAGCGAACGCATGAGTGAAAATAAAAAACGAGCCAAAAAAGCCAAACGAAAGAAACAAGTTAACGCACCTGTTGGGTCTGCTACGTTTGAGCGTAGGATGGAACGCCAACGCGCGCGCCGCAAGGTAGACCGCGAAGGTGTAGACCGTAACAAAAACGGTAAGGCAGACAAACGTGAAGGCAAAGATGTTAGTCACAAGAAAGCCTTAGTAAGAGGGGGTAAGAATAAAGACGGATTACGTATAGAGAGTTCAAGCAAGAACCGTTCGCGTAATTACCAAAAGAAAAAATAATTCGGGCAGCTGCCCGAAATCAGGAGAACGAACATGCAGTTGATAGATGGCAAAGCGTTGCTGTTACGGCTACGCAACCCAAGTCGTGTCACTAAAACAATACCTAACAGCGTACAGGTTAACCAACATGAGGTAAAAGTTAACCTTGGCATTGACGAGGCTCATACGCTCAAAGACTTGGGGATAAAATCCCCGTCACCAATAGAAACCCGATACCAGTGGTCAGGCAAACACAAACCGTTCGCACACCAAAAAACGACCGCCGCGTTTTTGACAATGAACCGTAAGGCGTTTTGTTTTAACGAGCAGGGTACAGGTAAGACAGCAAGCGCAATATGGGCCGCTGACTTTTTGATAAAGCAAAATAAAGTGCGGCGAGTGCTAGTTATCTGTCCTCTGTCTATTATGGACAGCGCATGGCGTAGTGATTTAGATGCGTTTGCCCCACACCGCTCAGTAGACATAGCGCACGGCACCCCTACCAAACGCAGGGCGATTGTAGAACAAGGTGCAGACTTTGTAATAATAAATTATGACGGTGTTAAAATTGTGGCTGATAGTATTGCAGCCGGTAACTTTGATTTAATTATCGTAGATGAAGCAACGCACTACAAAAACGCGCAGTCTAAACGCTGGAAAACTCTTAACAAATTAATACATGACAAGACATGGCTGTGGCTCATGACAGGCACCCCCGCCGCACAGTCTCCGTTAGATGCGTACGGATTGGCTAAGTTGGTCAATCCTAATACTGTGCCACGGTTTTTTGGGTCATTCCGTGACATGGTTATGGTTAACATCACGCAGTTTAGGTGGATCGTCAAAGACACAGCGAGTGATCTAGTGCATGCAATATTACAACCTGCAATACGGTTTACTAAAGAAGAATGTCTCGACTTACCCGACATGGTTTACGTCAAACGAAAGGTCGAACTTACACGGCAACAGCTAAAGTATTACCAGTTACTTAAAAAACGTATGACTGTAACGATTGGTAAGGACGAAGTTACGGGCATAAACGCCGCTGTGCTTATGAATAAGTTGTTACAAATATCATGTGGGGCTGTGTATACCGACGAAGGTGACGCCTTAGAGTTTGACATATCCCATAGGTATAAGGTCTTACGCGAAGTAATAGACGAGAGCAGTCAAAAGGTTTTAGTATTCGTACCTTTTAAACATGTCATTGACATACTGACAGATAAACTGCGTAATGACGGGATCGCTACGGAAGTTATAAGAGGGGGTGTACCCGTAGCCAAACGAACAGACATCTTTAAACGATTTCAAGAACAGCCAGACCCACGTGTACTAATTATTCAACCACAGTCGGCAGCACATGGTGTCACGTTAACAGCGGCAAACACTGTTGTATGGTGGGGTCCAACCTCGTCGTTAGAAACATACGCTCAAGCAAACGCTCGGGTTCACAGGTCGGGGCAGAAGCATAAGTGTACTGTAGTACAACTACAAGGCTCCCCCGTGGAACGACGTATATACTCATTATTAGATAATAGAATAGACGTACACACAAAAATGATTGATTTATACAAAGAACTACTTGACTAGCCTACCATAAGTAAGTATTTAATAATTCTCACTACTGAAGAGGGGGGTAAATGTCAGACAAAGACGAAATACCTGCCGACAAACTAACCAAGGCGTATATAAAAATACGTGCAGAACGGGCGGCATTGTCAGCAGAATTTAAGGAACGAGATGGGGCGTTGGTTCGCCAGCAAACTATCTTGAAGAACGCACTGTTAGATTATTGTGAGACACACAAAGTCGAAAGTGTACGGACTTCTGAAGGACTGTTTTTTAGAACGTCTAAAACAAAATACTGGACGAGCGATTGGGAACGTATGTACGAGTTTATACTTGAGCATGACGTACCCGAATTGTTGGACAAACGTTTGAACCAGACAAACCTAAAGCAGTTTTTGGAAGAAAACCCCGACGTACTACCCAAGGGGCTGAACGTCGATAACGAATACGTAATCTCAGTTAGGAAAAAATAATGGCAGAACCGTTTGTACCTATAGAAGATTTGGCAAAGCATTTTGCGGTGTCCATATCTACTATCCGTGCGTGGTTACGGCAAGGGCACATACCCAAGCACACGTATGTAAAGATTGGGAACACCTACCGTTTCAAACAATCCGCAGTGACCGAGGCGTTAACAACCGCCGCTGTAGAGCCTAAGTCGGTTGATAAACCGAAAGAAAGACAGCTAGAGTTTGATCTCGACGCTGATGAAGATGTGTAACATATAAGGAGAACGACAATGGCAGAAGCCTATATTGTTGAAGACGTCGAAGCCCTGTGGCCTAAAGTGGACCGCACCTACGCGTTTAATTCTAAAATTAGACGCAGTGAACCTTGTGATCCACGGGATCAAAACGCTTCCTATTCCGTTGCGTTTCGCATGGACAGCGCCACAGCCAAAGCCTTGTTTACGGCTATGAAGAAAGCCTACGCAGACAATCGTGATGACGATTGGGACGAGAAACTAACTAACCCGTTCGTCAAAGATGATAACGGTACGTACACTCACAAAGCCAACCTCAAGGGTGCGTATAACGGGGAGACTACTACCAAACCATTAGAGGTAGACAGTCAGGGTACACCGCTCCCAAAGGGTTTTCAGTTAACTACAGGTAGTACGGTAAATGTAGCAGTACACCTTATCCCTTACCGTATGAAACTGGGTAAGGAATGGGAAAGCGGCGTGTCACTACGGCTCAAAGCTGTGCAGGTTATCAAATACATACCGCAAGAAGTACGTAATCCGTTTGGGGCTGTGGATGGTGGGTTTGTGTTTAGGGGTGCGGAAGAAAACCCGTTTGCCAAAACAGCAGCGTCTCCTAAAAGCAATAACGTGTTAGCAGGTGTGTCTGACGATGATGAAGAAGACGAACCCCCAAAGAAGATTGCCAAAAAGGCAGCGTCTATGGGTAAGTCAGGTGGAGATGATTTAGACACAATAGTAGATAACTGGGACGATTAAGTCTCGCGCCACGGTTATTAAGTTAGCCGTGGCTTTTTTATTGAGTGGTGACAATGAAAACGAAGCAATTCTTGGACCTAGTACTAGGTCAACAGGGGAACTATTGCGTCTTTGCCGCTAACGCAGCCGCAAACCGTCGCAAACAAAAATTCTACACATCCACTGAACACGTATTAGACGCAGCGAGAGAGTTTGACCAAAACGGTTACGACGCTTACTTCAGTCTAGCATGTTTAACGGAAGCAGGTTCGCGCAAGGCAGACAACGTACACACACTTAAATCTTTTTTCTTGGACTTGGACTGTGGGGAAGGGGATAACAAGTTTCCTACACAGGCTGCAGCCATCAAACAACTCAAGGATTTTTGTGGGGAGCATGGACTGCCGCGCCCTACACTAATAAACTCAGGGAGCGGGGTACACGTATACTGGATACTGGACACGCCCGTACACAAAGACGATTGGCTTACGACTGCCTCGCGTCTTAAAAGGTTATGTGCAGCCAGTGAGTTTCCCGCTGATCCTGCGGTTACTGCCGATATATCTAGGGTCTTACGTGTTCCAGACACACACAACTACAAGAGCGATCCCCCCGAGCGGGTGACATTTTTTGGCTTAGAAGAACCCCGCACCGTAGACTACGACACTTTTTCAGAGATAGTCGGCGGTGATCCGATACCAGTTCCTACAAAGGCAGGGCAAGGGGCGGCGGCTCTGCGCGACTTACTTGAACGTGACGGGTATGAGAAACCTACCGAAGTAGGCGAGGGGGGCCGAAACCCTGCCATGCTTTCGTATATAGGCCATCTCCGCGCTAAGGGGCACTTATCCGAGGAAGACATACGGTCTATGGCGCACGGCTTTAACGCCACTACGTTTGACCCACCGTTGGATCGGGACGAGGTAGACGGTTTGGTGTCGCGCTACGCAGTGCATGAGGAAGTAGACTTTTACGAAGATGAGGATGCTTCTGAGGAAACGTCTACGGGGAAACACGTTATACCTACGTTCCCCAAGCCTTATTTTCGTGGGCATAACGGCGGCGTGTTTATACGAACAAAGAACGCTGATGGTGATCCTGACGAGGAGTGCATATATCATTACGACTTCTACGTAACGAGACGCTTACATGACGTGTTGCTTGGAGAGGTAGTGGCGTTTGCTCTACACTTACCGCGTGACGGGGTGCGGGAGTTTGTAATACCGTTAACAGCGGTTACTTCTAGGGAAGACTTTCGTAAGAACATGGCTATGCAAGGCATAACCTCATTTGGGAAGGACGTAGATAAACTTATGGCATACACAGCAGCATGGATAAACGAGTTACAACGTACGACTACAGCAAGTGAGGCGCACCAGCAATTTGGGTGGGCTGACAAGGACATGAAGTCTTTTGTGTTGGGCGATCAGTTAGTCACTGCAACGGATGTTGAATATAATCCACCATCAGGCAAGACAGCAGGGTTGATTGATTTCTTTAAACCCGAAGGCACCCGTGACCGACAACTTGAGATACTAGAATTTTTTAACTGCACGGGGTTAGAGTTACAACAATTCGCCGTGTGTATGGGTTTTGGTTCTATCTTGATGCCGTTGACGGGGTTGAACAGCTTTGGGGTACATTTGTACGGCGGCACAGGCGTAGGTAAGACCACTGCGATATACGCAAATACAGGTGTGTGGGGCGACCCTCACGCGCTCACGCTGGGGCAAGATGACACCCCTAACTCACGCATGAACCGTGGCGAGGTTATGTGCAACGTGCCGTTAAACTCTGACGAGATGACGAACATGAAAGGGGGCGATGTATCAAAGTATTCTTATCAGTTGTCCGAAGGAAAGCAAAAGAACCGCATGGCAGGTGGTGGTAACATGGAGCGTGTTAGGGGTAAGCCGTGGCAGCTTATGGCGTTGTCTACAGGTAACATGAGTTTCTACGAAGAAATGCAGCGTGTAAAAGATGACCCCAAAGCCGAGATGCAGCGTGTGTTAGAAATACGGGTCGATAAAAACATAAAGGCAGTCTTAGACAAGAGTAAGACAGACCAGTTGTTTCAAGATACCAAACAAAACTATGGGCATTTCTCAATAGAGTTTGTGCAATACGTCATAAATAACAAAGATGCGCTTGAGCGTTTGTACCGCAAGATCAAGGCAAAACTAGATCGTAAGGCGGGGTTACAGGCAGAGAACAGATTTTGGTCTGCGGGGTGCTCGGCTACAATATTAGGGGCGTTAGCAGCAAAACAAATGGGGCTGATACATTACGACACAGATGCGTTGTTTGATTGGGTCGTACGGGAACTGCAGAAAGTCAAAGCCTATGTCGATGACAGCGGGGCGTCCGTACAACAGCTAGTCACAGAGTTTGCTACAGAAAATTGGACAAACATACTCAAGATAAAAAGCACGAAAGACCAACGTGGCACGGCTGTGGATGGGGCTGTACCTATAATTATACCCGAACAAAACCCACGTAATATGTTTGTTGCTAGGTTGGAGACAGACACCAATATGTTTTATATGGTGCCCAAGGCGTTTAAGAAACATCTGAACGACAGGCACATAAACTACAACTCTACAGTTGAGGAAATGGTAAAACAGATGGGGGCTAAAAAGTTACAGGTGCGGTTGACCAAAGGCACTAACTTTAATCTGCCACCAATACGGGTAATTGCTGTGAAACTAGACGGACTGAGCAGTGTACCAGAAGACACAGACGATATATGATCTAAATCCTGATGGGGTGAAAGTCATCGTTGATTGGGATAAGATGTGCGTCGGTGCCTCTGTATTTGTGCCATGTGTTAATACAGTACGAGCAGCGGAACAGGCGCGGAAAGTGGCTCAGTTAAAGTCGTGGCGTATGACTATACGTGCGCGTGTAGAAAATAAAATGTTTGGGGTTCGCATATGGAGAAAGATGTGATACTGTGATCGTGGCAACGTCTGATTTGTTTGCCGTTCTCCTCGATGTATACTCCCCCGCTTCACAGCGGGGGTTTTTTCGTTAATCAAACAGTCCGTCATCATACTCGCGGTTACTTGCAAGCATAAACGGTGAGTACTCAATACCGCCTTTCATACGTAACGTACGGGCGTCGTAGGCTTTGCGCGACCTGTCAATAGTCTCTTTGAGTATGACCTTGCGCTCTCGGGCAGCGAGAGGCAGACTACGGTTGTACTTCAAAATTTCTTTGTACGCTTCAAGATACCCTCTTGCATCGTTTTGTGCGGCTGCAAAATTTAGTTTGCGTAGCAGTCGTGTGCGTTCCTCTTTTAGATAATCGTCCCTGCCCCGATTGTTTTTATTTTTACGGTGCTGGTCTGTTATCGCTGTAGGGGCCGCACCCCCAGCTTGCATTATGGTTTGGAACAACCCGATGTCTTCGCTTATTGGATCACCCCTACGCGTCAACGCTCCTTCGGTTGCGTACCGCCCACTCTTTATTACGTTACGTATAGAGGCTGGCAGTACGGCTTCTGTGCCGCGCACAAACTCCCCTTCGTTATACAACCCTATACCTCGCTCTATGCTCAAGGATATGCCCACCACAGGACCACCCAGTTGCTCTGCGAGGGTCCACAACATTGATTGATCTTTGTCTATAATTGGAGGACGATACAACAGGCTGTTCATTTCAATTCTGCTGCCCATGTCCGACCCTAACGCTGCGTTCAACAAGCCACGGCTCAATGTCTCGCCAAAGGTTTTGTCTAGCACAGCGTCAAAATTATCGTCATCGTCTTCGGAGAATATATCGTACAGCATACCCAACGCGCCCATCATAGGCATACCCGCTACACCAGCGAACCCAGCGGAGGACACCATGAACCTGCCTAGTTGCCCTCTGGCTATGGCGCGGTCTTGTTTCTCTGCGTCTGTAGTAGCCCCCTTGAACGCGTCGTTAGTCATCTCAGCCATCATAGCGTACTTACTAATGGCAAACCGCTTGAACAACATAAACACGTTACCAACGCCGCTTTGTGCAATAACAGGACGCCCCGCAGATGCTGTAGCTCCCAGCGTTGTCTCCGTCTCGTTTACGGCTTCCAGTGCAGCAGCGCGTTGCTTCTCACTGTCTGACATATTACGCTCTGCAGGTTTAGGGTTGTTACGTAAGCGATCTAGTTCTAACTCGTACGTGGACGCCATAAGAACTTCACGGCTGTAACGCTCCGAATGGTGGAACAGAAAGCTGGTATAAGCGTTCAACATCTCAAGGCGGTCTTTTCCCCGCGTTACATCCATATGCTCTTGGTTTAGCGATTGGCTAAACTGCGCGTTCTCGCTGCCAACTTCGGCTAACATTTCTAAGTCCAACAGTTTTTTCTGTTGTGCTTTTGTCATGCCTTCTTTCTTTAATTCAGCGTCAGACATATTGCGTATGGCGTCAAAGTCGTAGTTCACTATAGAGAACCCAGCCATACCGCCTTTGATTTTGCGTTTTTCAAGTATAACCTTGCCATCAGCGTCAACCTTGTCGCTGTACGCGTCTATAAGTTTTTCTTTGGGGCTATTTTTAAGTAATGCTGCCGCACTACCCAAGGCTTTGATTGCTTTTGCATCCCCGTATTTACCCATCAATCTTGGTGCGCCAGACATGGGCACGTCAAATATAGCAGTAGCAGCAGAAGACAGGTTGAAGCCCATAGTCCACGCATACCCAAAAGATGTAAGGTTTTGAGACCACCGTGCTACGTTAGGGCTTTGTGCAAAGTCGGCAATATCAATTAAAGTCGTCTTGTAGTCAGCAGTTGTTTCGTCCAGCTTCTCAGTTTTGTATTTATCGTTAACGCCGACCTTCCACTTTTGAATTTTAGACCCATACTGCATCTGTATGATTTGGCGGTTGTAGTCGCGCCCTTTGGTTTGCACGGTGTCTAACAGGTCAAATGCAGTCTGTGCCATGCCTGTAGGGGTTGTGTCGCCTTGGAAACCACGTTTGTCGCCACGTTTACGGAACGACTGCATAAACGAACGTTCGGGCATTGAATCCAACACTAATTCTACAACGCCGTCGTAAGTCTCGGGTTTAATTCCCGCCGCCTGTAGTTGTTGCAGTAGTGCGTACACGAACGAAGTGTTGGGCGCTTTATTGAAATTAAAGTTTGCGCCTCGTACGCCTTCGATGACAGGTTGATTTATGTATTCACGAAACGCGTTACCTTCGGGGGTGTTAGGTAGTTTTGCACGAACCTTTGCGTTGTATTCAGCCAAGTTTTTCTTTGCACGTTCTCGCGCTGTAACCCCATCGAAGTATTCTATATAGTACTCAGGTTTGCCTGATACGGGGTCTATGGTCATAAACTCAAGACGGTAGTTACCCGAACGTGTTAGGGGTGCAAACGGACGTATCTGCCCCCGTTCTGCTTCTAGTAACTCTGCTAACTTCTTGCTTGCAGACTTGCGCCCTTCTTCGTCAGGGATGCTTGCAGCAATGGCTTCATCTATAGCCGATTGAGAATCCAGAAGACGAGATTCAAACATATTGGTAATCGTGCGGTACAGCTTCTGTGCCTTTGGGGACATGCTAGTAAACTGTTTACGTAATTCGTCGTGTATCTTCTTGGCTTCTACTGCATCTAGCCGCGTCTTTGGGTCTTTCTTAATACTGTATGCTTTTTTGAAATTAGGCTCACGGGGGTCAATCCTGTAGAATGACGCGTTAGGTATAAGATACGACAGTGTGGCGTAGTCTTGTATGTCTTTAGGGGTTTTACTTTTCTTTAATTCTCGGATGTCTTCAACCAGAGGGCGTAACTTATCGTTGGCTTCACGCAGGGCGTTACTCATACTGTTTACAATGTTATTGAGAACAGGGGCTTCCGCAATCTTAGATCGGGCCAGTTTACCTAACACGTTTACAGGCATAAATTTTAAAAACACTTTACGTGCATTTCTGGGTACGTCACCTATCAAGTCACGGGTGGCGTCAATGTATTTGTTGTCAGCCTCAATAGTCTTGTCAGCGAGGTTATTTATAATAGTCTTCGCTCCCGCGACAGTTTTAGACATCATGTACATCTTGCTGGCATTACGCCCCTCAAGAGTAGGAGAGATTAGCGATTGTACTAAGGTGTCAACAGCATCAAACGTAGACTGTTCCGGCACTGTGGGGCGTCCTATCAGTGTCCTAATAAAATTAGCAACAGCCCGAGCCATTTGATAGAACGGGTGCCGCCCGTTTATCGTAGATGTTTTTAATTGTGTCTGGAAGTCAGGGTTAGACATGGCCTCAGCAACAAACTCGTCTAGGTTAGTTACGCCGTATTCGCCTGCTAACAGCTCTTTTGAATCTTCAAATATCTTAGCCAGTTGCTTTGTAAGTGGGTGTGACTTGTTTGCTAGTGTAGCAGACGTAACTGCGTGTACCATCTCATGCAACAAGGTGTGCGCGTTGATACCAGATGTTTTATCTAGCGTAATGGTGTTGGTTTTAGGATCAAAATAGCCAGAGACAGGAACCCCATCAGGAGTTTTTAATTTTGCAGCTGTTGTTAGTTTAGTAGCACCAATATTTTTGCCTAATTTAGTAGCTAAACGTTGCACTAGAGGCGACGGAGAATTAAATCCTAATGCACTTAGCGCACCACTCAAATCTCCTTTAAGTAACATAGCTTTTACTATAGGTCGTAGAGGTATATCTAGTGTAGCCTCGGCAAGTAACGGTTTTTTAGCGTCTTTAGCTAAGGCTGCGTTTCGGATTGCTAATGCTTCGGGCGATAATTTTGCAACTGCGTCTGCTACTTTATCTGTTTTGCTATAAGTAACTCCTCCTGCCCTAAGATCGCTATAGTATTGTAAAAGTTTTTTAACATATTTAACAAACTTAGGAGACATACCCGTTGCATTTTTAGTCATCCAATTTGTAACATGACGCGCAGATTCTTTACCCATAGAAGGCATGCTTTTAGATTTATCATTTAAGTAAAATTGTTCTTGTGCTGTAGTTTTTGTATAGTCTTCGCTTCTACGAGATCGTGATTCTTTCATACCTACATCATAAGTAAGCGCGTCTATTGCTCCAGTAAATGTAGGAAACGAATCAAAATATTTTCTTGCTGCGTTTAAAAGGGTGCCAGTTTTACGTTTGTCATTTAACAATTTTAATATTTTATTTTTGTCTGATGCAGTCATAGGTGCATCAGGAACGTTTAATTCAGTATTATCCTTACCTATGTCTTGAATAGCTTTAGGTTGAGCTTCAAACCTAGCCTTGTGTGCAACATCAGCTTCTTTAGACCTAACAGTTTCAGCACGACCTTTTTTTGCAGATGTAGCACTTTGATCTGCAAACTGTTGATTAGATGTTTTTCTTTGGGGTTTAGGCGCAAACCGTTCTTTTGTGTCTGCTGATATTTTTTTATCGGTTGTTTTAGACCGCGCTACGCCGGGAATTACTTGTCCTGCTGCCCCTGTTGTTTTTCCACCTACAGCATCACGATTAAACTCAGCGGGTTTTTTACTTGCAGCATTTGTCTTTAATGTATCGTCGCTTTCCCTTGCTCTACGACTAGGCTTGCTAGCCCTTCCGCTAGCTTGTCCCACTCTTGCGCTGTCAGATGGTTTAACTCTGCCGGTATCTGCAGGGGCTTTGGCTCCCCGTCCACTCTTACGCTTTGGTCTAACACCTGCATCGCTAGTTCTACTTGCTCCCGCGTCAGTTGGTTGAGCGTCTGCAT